GCAACTCACGCTGGTGGGCAGTGAGGTGACAAACCGTGCAGAGGCGGCATCGAAGCGGTAACGTTCCCACAGAGGTGAGAGTTGTGTTACCCTGGTGCCAGCGTAGCCAGACGGAGTGACGGGGAAGGTAGCCAAGATCCTCTCGGCGGCACTTGCGGGTGCCGCTTTGAGGGTTAGCTTTCGTAAGTAATCCTTTCCCCGTATCCGGGTGGTGTGATCGGAAACTGGCCTACCAACTGAAACATTGTTTCTGGTGGATGCGGAGGAGTTGCTGGCGACTAATTGCGTTTGCTTTGATCGCCTGGCGGTACCTTTTCCGGTCTGCTGCTTTTTCTGCTTGGGCTGCTGATTGTTTCTTTTTCCTGGCATTTTCGAAATTACGGTTGATTTGCTTTAATGTGAGGGAAAAGTACATGGTTTGTCTATCGAGTGATAGGCTAGGGCAGTAGTAACGGGTCGTTAAACGGTGTCACTACAGTATGGGGGTGGGCCTAGATCTGACTATGGTCGGCCCACTGCCCATGTTATCCTAGTCGTACAAAATCATGTCGGGTGTCGAGCACAATGTGGTGTCGGTAGCAAGCGGCTCCACATTAGTGATGACGTCAGCCCATGCTGACAGTTCGGTCTCGAACGCGATCTGAAGTGCTACACTCCAGCCAGTTGCGACGGCAAGCAAGGCCCGGCAGCAAGGTGCCGGTGGCTTTGTGGCAGTTGCCTGCCCCAAAACAATCCGTCCGCGTTCAAAACCGCGAAGACAGGCGATACGGCGCCTGAGCTTTCTAGGGTTCACCTTCCCCTCAAGATTATCAATGAGGGCTTGACACAGTGTACCGATGATGGGGGTAGCACCGTCTGTGAACCGATATGAGTACGCCTTGGCAAGCACCAGGGACATCTCATCGCCTTCCTTGACTGTGGTGTGGAACTTCGCCAGTGCTCTGGGCACATCGGCTTGTTCGACACCACACTCACACACTCTCCTCCCACAAAACACGGCCTGGCTAGGATCAAGGTGAACTATCACTTTGAGCTTGAAGCCGAGGATGGCCGCGAAGCGGAGGTTGTCGACAGCCTGCGACAAAAGGTGAGTGGGACAAGAGATTCGTCCGTCGTCACCCTCATGCCACGACTTCCACGTCGCGGGCAGGTTCTTCAGGCAAACCCAAATTACAAAGTAATTGAGCAGCCCGTTGGCGATAGATGTGTGAGCATCCCCAGACGCGCGCGTCCCTTTGACGGCGTAACCGACGCCAAGCGAGCTGTTTCCTTTCATCAGGGAGAGCATAGACACGCAGGCGGCGAAGTCGGGGTGGTTCTTGAGGCAGAAAGCATGATCAATCCACTTCCTCTCGAAGTGGTGAATCATTTCTTCACTCACTGTCATGTCGAAACGGGAGAAATCCGTCTCGATGGCAGAAACACCAGCGTATTCGGAGAGTATCTCTGCTCTCTTGGCCGGTGAAAGCCCCTTCACGAGGAAAGGGGCATTAATGGCTGCTTTCTCAACAGCGGCCATGTAGGGTCCGAAGATGGATAGGAATCGGGGAGATCGCGGTGAGATATTCCGCGGGTCCGTCCCTGTAGTGGAAGATTCCATCTTCATGAACACTTGCAAGGTGGCATCTGATTCGTTGATACCATTTTGCAAGACCCAGTCACGGGCTTCCCGAAGCTCAATTCGTCTTCTTTCCGGAAAGCGCACCACCCATTCCTCGAATGGCAGCGGTTGAAGGTCGTTTAGCCAAGACATCTCCGGCAGGGCGAGGAATTCGCGCACTAGGGACGGGAGCTGTCTTTTGGACCACGCTGGGTGACTGGGATTTGGCCGATCGAATTCTGCGCTGTTTATTGGTCCAAGGTGCAGTATTTCGTGCACTCTTGGGTCCCACAGCAGGAAAGCGTCTTGGTCCTTTGCGACCAGCGCTTCCTTTAACGTCTGTCCACCCACCTTTAGGTCCGCCACATGTTCGGGCAGGGTTAGGGTGGCGTGTTGCAGTCGTAGGGAGAGAATTTTGCACAGCTCCGGGAGCTTTAGGGGGTCCACTTCGCTTGCCTTTAGATGGTGCGGCTCGGGAATGCCCCATGGGCTGTTTGGAATTGTGTGATACAATCGGTACGGTGAGCTGTTGTTTTTGCACAACATGGGATGCGGGCGTGGCACAGGGGCCAACACTCGTTTTTCCAGGCCCGCGACTTGGTTTTCCACTACCATTGCCGGGAAGGCCGCTACCGTTTGGATTAGCTGGGGCAGGATTTGCCTGCCCGCCGTTTGGAAAGGGCTGTTTGGGTACCTTCTTCATGGCAGTGTGGAACGCGTGTACTTGGGGCCACAATACTTCATATGCGGGTAAGCTTCGAACGTTCCACGACCAAGCCTTACTAGAGGGCTTGGTCCCAAACAGGAGTCTCGCTACCCTCAGGGCAATGCTTTCCAACAGACTGCTTCCCGTGAAGGGTAGACAGTGGTAAATTGGGAGCAAGGCTCGAAGGGCTAATCGTAGCGGACCTGAGTACTGATCGGGGTCGACCAACCATGACCGTCCTACAGAGACGGCCATGCGGTCAGCAAGCTGTACGACGATCTCCTGCACGCATGCAAGATGGGTCATAGCTTGTTTGTCAGCAACAAAACGGGCGCGAATTATGCTATGGAGGCTGGTAAGCCACTTGCCATCGCGGACAGTGTAACACATCTGGAAAGCAATCCTCATTACGGTGTCAGCGTCGATGCTGACGTCACCGGATATTGAGGGGAAGACATACTTATCTCCCTCTAAGGATGCTACAACTCCATTCGCTAGTCGGATGCTAGTGTTGCGGTTAACGGAGCTGCCCAGGTTGTTATCTGTGGTTGGGTCGAAACGACCCGACATCGGCTGAGCCAGGATTATGATAGAGTTACCAAAGGTCCCGACCTTGTAATAAGAGAATGCGCCCCTTTCTGTAACGCACTGCCCTTCGTCCTTCCAATAATGGTATCCATGGTGGTAGGACGTTCCGCCATCAGTCTTGAATGTGACGAAATTACCAAACTTAGATATGGTAGCCTCCCCATCAAACCAGACGTCACCGTTGGACGCGGCGACAAAGTCATGAGTGATGATGATGGTGGGGCTTTGGATTGCTGCGCAAAGGGCCTTCGGAGACATATGGAAGTCCACGTAAGACATATATGACGGTAGGCTGCCGCGGTTGCAATCTTCTCCGAGGTGGAGACCGATATCGTTTGAAGTCGATGTATTGGCCAACTTGACTTTGTCAGCCATGCTGAGGTTAGGATAGCAGATGTGCATCGATTTCCCCAGACTAGCATTGCGCGTCAGTGATCCTCCGATGTCTCGGATTTTCTGCGACAAACTGAAAAGAAGGTCTTGAGTGATCTTTTCTAGTGTGCGCCTGACGTAAGCAAGCTTAAAGTGGTTACCAGCCACCGAGGTGATCTTGTCAAAGGCCTCAGGCTTCCACCTCCTCAGGTAGAATTCCTTAGTCTCGGTATGACCCAAAACGGCAACAGGATTAAACTGTTCCAGGGGCAGAGTAGAGCGTCTCCAAAGCCTGACGGCGATGGGGACGATTACTGAGACAATCGTGACGGTAACAACGCAGAGCACGGCCGCAACAACAACGACCCACGTCAACACGCCCAACGGATTGTTGAGCAGTCGTAGGCCACCAAATACTGCCTTCACTGCGAAGGGCACCTCACCCGGTAGAACTTCCCCTCGACGGGTAAGCACGGCGCACAGGTGAGTGGTGGGGCTGGGTGTTGGCCACGGGTACCGAGCCGCTAAGGCGGCGGTCCAGGTGGCAATGCGGTCTGCGTGGATTTGGCAATTCTGACACAATTCAATAAAACGGTTAGTGTCAGGTATGCCCACGATCCACCCAATCTGTTTCAATAGGTAGGTGGGGTCGTTGTCCACAAGGCGGTTGAAGGTACGGTAGCCGGGAAGACCAACGTA